ATGATAAAGTTTACACCCTTTGTAATCCGCATCATGTAGCGCTGCATTCAATATATGGCAAAGCTCCGCCAGTAGGTTCCGAACCTAAACAGCAGCGTTGGATCGAACTCCAGCGATCAAAGCACGTTCATGGTGATAAAGCCGTACCCACAAGCACGCACAACTCGTTTTTCTCACGATTTATTTAAGGAAAAACAATGAGTTGGATAGCAAAATCACAAGACTGGATTCGCCAAAAGTTGAATCCTGCACAAGAACGCATTGCACAAGATGCTGGCACGCAAGTTGGTACAGATGCAAAACTCACCTACTTTCAAAGCTTTCAGAAGTTAGAAGCAGTTAATCGAAGTGTTAGTTTACTAGTAAACGCAGCAGCCAGCCTAGACTATGACGTCAAAGACAAAGTACACGATGGTGTTGTTGCTGGCATTCGCCAAAAAACATTAAACACCCTGCTTAACTTTCGACCTAACCCTTATCAAAGTGCACAAGACTTTCGCAGTGCACTGTTCACAGATTTCGTACTAGAAGGCAATGCTTTCGTACACTTTGACGGTACTTTTATGTACCACCTGCCTGCAGACAAAGTAGAAATCATGACTGACACCAAAACATTTATTCGTGGCTTTCGCTACAATGGATTGGTAGACTTCAAAGAGTCTGAAGTTTTTTACTTCCGTGATTTGAGTTCGGATAGTATCTATCGTGGATCAAGCAGACTGGAAAGTGCAGATCGCAGCGTTAAATTGCTGTATTCAATGCAAACCTTTCAAGAAAACTTCTTTGATAACGGTGCTGTGTTTGGACTAGTACTTACCACAGACAACACCTTGTCGCAAGTTGCCAAAGAAAAAACAATTGCCTACTGGTTGCAAAAGTACAACGTCAAAAACGGTGGCAAGCGACCAGTGATCTTGGATTCAGGCCTAAAGCCACATCAGCTAGCCGAAACCAATTTCCGTGACATGGATTTTGATGTCAGCATCAAAACTCATGGCGAAAAAATCATGCAAGCTGTTGGCGTGCCGCCAATCTTGCTGCAAGGCGGCAACAATGCCAACATTTCGCCAAACCTTCGACTATTCTATTTAGAAACAGTACTGCCAATGAACCGCAAGTTTATTAGTGCTGTAGAACGCTACTTTGGTTACGACGTAGAAGCTATTACCAGCTCCGTTAGTGCCCTGCAGCCAGAATTAAAAGACATTGCCGCATATCACTCAACATTGGTAAACGCTGGTATTATTTCAGCCAACGAAGCTCGACTAGAGTTGCGCTATGAAGCCAAAGCCGGCAATGATGATTTACGAATTCCTGCAAACATTGCAGGTTCAGCCGCAAATCCTAGCACTGGAGGACGTCCCGCCTCCGCCAAGGAATAACACAAAGGGGTATTATGGTAGATAAAAGTAAAGTACTGTTTATAAACAGTTCTTTTACAAAGAGCAGTCTACCTGCCGCAGACGAAGCTGATGAAAGCGTAACCATTGAAGGTTATGCATCCACAGTTGACGTTGATAGACATGGTGATATTGTTCCTGCCAGCGTGTGGGAAAAAGGTGTCGAGAACTACTTGAAAAATCCAGTAATTCTTGCATACCACAATCACAGTGAACCTATCGGCAGGATGATCGAGCATCGCGTTGACGCAAAAGGTTTGTGGATTAAAGCCCGAATCTCTAAAGCGGCTGGAGATGTTTTTAGTCTTGTAAAAGACGGCGTGCTAACCGCCTTTAGCATTGGTTTCCGTATCGCTGATGCGGAATATAATTCAGCCTTAGAGCTGTTTGTTGTAAAAGAACTGGAACTGCACGAAATATCAGTTGTGAGTGTTCCAGCTAATCAAAATACACTATTTAGTCTTTCTAAGGCGTTTAACACGGCCGAAGAATTTAAGAGTTTCAAACTGCAATTTGCTAACCCAAGCAACTCAGCTAAAGGGCTAGAAGCCTCCGGCGAAGCAAAAAGCGAAATTAACGAGGAATGGAAAATGGATCCAAAAGAACTACAAAAAATGTTGGCTGACGCTGCTACTGCTGCTGCCGAACAAGCCACTAAGTCTCTGCTAGCTGCTCAAGAAAAAGCTGCTACTGAAAAAGCTGCTGCCGATGCGCAACAAGCTGACCTAGACGCAAAAATCAAAGCTGCTGTTGCACTAGCAACACCAAGCACAACTGGTGCTGAAGCACTACTAGCCGAAGTTGAGAAGCGTTTTGCTGCTCAAGCCGACGAAACTAAGTCTGTGGTTGCAGGCCTAGAAGCTAGCCTAAAAGAGAAGGCAGCTGAATTAGAAGCCATTCAAAAATCACGTATGCAATTCACAGACGGCAAAGCCGGTGAAATGTCTTATGCTGACAAAGAAAAGGCTGTTATCCTAGCTAAAATGGCTGGTAAAGGTCTAGCTGACACTAAGTTTGGCCGTGAAATGGTACAAAAGTATGGTGCTCACCTGCCAAGCGATGTATGGGAACTAGAAGTTTCATTAAACATGGAAAACGAAGTTCGCCGTCGTTTAGTTGTTGCTCCTAACCTACGTGGTATTGCAATGCAAACCAACGTGATGACTATTCCTGTGAACCCAGAAGCTGGTGTTGCAACATGGATGGCTAACACAGCATTCGGTACAACAGCCTCAGCTGGTAGCAATGCAACACACGCGCTAAAAGAAATCACTCTAAACGCATACAAAGTTGCCACAAACGAATACGTTGCCTACGAAGAAGAAGAAGACAGTTTACTGGCAATTATGCCTGTTATCCGTGACGCCATGGTTCGCCGTGTTGCTCGCGCTGTTGACCGCGCTATGCTACGTGGTGCAGGTACAGGTTCAGATCCAGTTAAAGGTCTAGCAACCTATGATATCGCCAGTGCAGTTACACTAGATATCAGCGATGCTGCTAAAATGACAGTTGCAAAACTACAAGCTATGCGTCGTGACCTAGGTGCTTGGGGTCTAGATCCTTCAGAACTAGTTTACATCGTAAGCACAGAAGGTTACTACGACCTGCTAGAAGACACAAACTTCCTAACAGTCGACAAAGTTGGTCAACAAGCCACTCTGTTAACTGGTCAAATCGGTGCAGTTGGTAACACTCCAGTTATCGTAAGCGCTGAATTTGCAGACAAAGCTGCTGACGCTGTTGGCGCTATCTGTTTTGCACCAGGTAACTTCTTGGTTGGTAATCAACGCGGTCTACGTGTTGACACACAAGACCTAGTAGAAACACAACGTCGTGTTATGGTAGCTAGCCTACGTACTGGCATGACTCAAGTTACAACTAACCTAGGCCCAGCAGTTTCGGCCCTACGTTTCGTAGCTTAATCTACATAAGCAAGACCCTTCGGGGTCTTGTTTTATAAATGTACTCTGGTGCATTTATAAAACAAGAAAGGTATGCTAAATGGGACTAAATTTAATCACAAAAGCGGAATATAAAACATACGCTAGCATCACCAGTACTAATCAAGATGCAGAAATCGACCTACTGATTCCAAAAGTAAGCGAACTAGTAAAAACATATTGCCGCCGCACATTCGTAGACTACTACGACGAAGCAAAAACTGAAGTATTTGACGGCGGCTACGGCTCGCTGATCTTAAAAGAAACACCCGTTACACAGGTTATCAGTGTTCAACAAAGCACAGACTATGGTCAAACTTACACTAAGCTAACAAAGTTCGCAGACTGGGTACCAACAGGAGACTTTGTAGTAGCAATTGATCCCAGCGGATTTAAGCCAATGATCAATGGTTACAAGGTAAGTTATTTTGCTGGATACGAAACAGTACCAGAAGACTTGCGTTTGGCAGTACTAGATTTGGTTACATACTATCGCAAAAATGATGGTGCTATTCATTCAACCAAAGCACCTGGCACAAATGCTGTGCAAATTGAATACATCTCAACTACTAGCTTGCCAGCACATATTAAACGTGTCTTAGACTTTTATGTGGCGGATTATACATAATGGCATTTTACACAGCTGATTGGTTTAAAAAGTTAGTTAAAGAAGACCATGCATATATTCAACAGTATATTACTAAAAAAGACAATGATCTTCGTAGCTACATAGATAGTACACTACCATTTACTCTATTCTTGGATATAGGTACTATACGTAAAAGTATTTTAATACCAGAGTCAAAAGCTATTCAAGATATGACTCAGATTTTAAACCTAGACAGTCCAAATCTTATTATTGATAATTTAGATTTAGCCTATCAGAAAACAATTACTGAGTATATTAATACTTTCCCAAATATTGATAGTTCTGAATTAGCAAATACTCTAGCTACGCTAAATGCTAGTATTGCTAATGAAAGTGGGACAATTAAGAGCACTATTCAAACGTTATTCAAGCGAACAGTAGTTGTAAAAGAACTATCCAAGAAAAATAAAAGCGTTCTTATTATATCCCCTAAATTTACTACTATTCAAAGTGACTTTGGTAAGCGCGTTAAAGGAAACTTTAATTACGATGCTTTTTCAGACTTAATTGATGATAATTTAGGTAACAGCCCTAGAAACTTAATTAAAGCATATTTAGCTAAAAACTTTGGAGTGTTACAAAATATTGGTCACGTAGAAGTAGATGTTATTAGTTCTAAGCAAGGTTCATCAGAAGTAAAGCGGGGGCTAGTAAGTCCAAGATTACTACAGGCTTTGTTAGAGTGGCCAAAAGACGCAAGACCTGATAAATTAGTGCGTAGTTTTAGTAAAGAAACAGGGCAAGCAGAAACACGCATTATTGTTAGAAAAAAGTTTAATAATAGTAAGTTAGTGTTAGAAATGTTAATTGAGTCAGGCCTTATGATAGGATCCCTGGAATCTCAAGCAGTTAACCTCCAAAAAGCTACAAAAGAACGAGCATTTGGAATAGGCAAAGCCCTTTCTACTAGAATAAAACAAAATGCCAGTTTACTTTTAGACTTAGTAACTTCAAAGAGTTTACGTCAATATATATCTGAAAATATTAAATCACATCTGTTAGACGGCAAATCTTCCGGAAACTATACTAGCAATACACCAATTGTACAGAAAACCAAAGTAACTAGAACAAAGAACAAAGTCGAGTTACCAAAAGTAAAACCAGTTTCCGCATCGGTACCAAGTCTTGGGTCCACAGTAACTTCAGTTAGTAATCTTACTGATCTAGAAAACTTACTGAGAGCTGCTATTAATAAAACTGTCAAAGACAACATGGGTGATGGAAACAGACGAGATATTCTAAACTTACGTACAGGTAGATTAGCAGATAGCGTAACAATTGAAAGAGTATCTAGAAGCAGGGCAGGAATGCTTTCTGTATTTTATAGCTATATGAAATACCCTTACGCCACATTTAGTTTAGGTGGAAGGCAAGGTACCCCTAAAAGCAGAGACCCTAAATTGTTGATTTCTAGCTCAATTCGTGAAATTGCACAAAGCAGTGTGTCCAATAGATTGAGGTCGGTATTAGTATGAGCAAACGTACAAAAATATTAAAGGCTATGGCCGAAAAGTTCAAAGAATTAGATGGTAGACCAGAATACCATACAAACTTAACCAATAATAGTTTTCCAAAGCTAAAGTTTTGGGACGAAGTAGAAGACTTTCCTTGTGTTTACCTAAGCCCAGGTAACGAAACTCGTGAGTACCATCCCAGTGGATTTAGTTGGGCTTACTTAATGGTTAGTGTGAAATGTTATGTTAAAAGCGAAGACACCGCGCAAGACCAGATTGAACTATTACTAGAAGATTTAGAAAAGTGCATAGATGCAAATCGTGTACTAGTCTATGACCAAGAAAATAACTTGGAGACGACTGAAATACTAGTTCAGTCTATTACTACAGATGAGGGGTTACTAACGCCTTATGGTGTAGGAGAAATAAACCTACAGGTGCGATATGCACGCGACTAACTAATAAAGCACAAAGCACAGATAAATGTCTAGTCTGAGTGCTTTTAGTTACAAATAAAAAAGGAATAACTATGGCAGTTAATTTAATCCGTAATAGTAGAGTGTTCTTTACTACTAACGTAGACAGTCAAGGCCGCATTCGTGCAGGCGCATACAAAAACGAAGCAGATCCGTTTTCAACCACTAATACCTGGGAAATCCAAGTATTAGAAGGCATGAGTTTTAGCCAAAATACAACAGTAGATACTGTTACCTTAAACGAAGCTGGAGAAACTCCTGCACGTGGACAGCGTAGCTTTAACACTGCACTAGAACCTCTGGACTTTTCATTCTCTACATACCTACGCCCATACTTAGACTCAACCACAATTACTTGTGAAGAAAGTCTATTATGGAACGCGTTTGGTGGTGCTGCAAAAATTGGTACAGCAGGTGCAGCTTGGACAGACGGCACAAGCCCTTCTCCAGGCGTACTAGGCCTAACAAACTCTAACAAACACCAATTGCAAGCTTTTGGTATTATTGTTGTGTTCGACGACCTAGCTTATGCACTTGATAACTGTGCTCTAGATACAGCAACTATTGACTTTGGTATTGATGCAATTGCGTCGATTCAGTGGGCAGGAAAAGGAAGCTTGATTCGTCAAATTGCTCTGTCTGCTAACCAAGCAAGTCCAGTTGTATTTACAGGTGCCGATGTTGGTGCTGTTGGTCCTGAACAAGCAAATGCCAAAAACACTGCTGCAAAATACATCACAAACAAATTAAGTACTCTGCAAGTCAACAACGATATCAACGATTTTGTTGGAACTGATTTTTCCGTGCCAATTACTGGCGGATCAATCACAATGAGTAATAACCTAACTTACTTAACTCCAGCTAACTTAGGTGTTGTTAACTTACCTATTACGTATTTTACAGGTACTCGTAGTATCACAGGTACCTTAACAGCCTACTTACGTAGCGGTGCAAATAACACAGGTGGATTGTTAAGTGGCTTACTGGCCAGCGCAGCCACAGAAATTAACCCTAGCTATGCAATCAATATCCAAATGGGTGGTGGTGCAAATGCTACACGCGTAGATTTAAAACTACCGGCAGCTATGTTGCAAATCCCAACAGTTAACACTGAACAGGTTATTAGTACAACATTAACGTTTACTGGTCAAGGTTTTGCAGGTTCTGCCTTTGATATTGACCAAGCTAACGAAGTTACCGTTAACTACTACGCAACAGCTTAAGCTGTAATGTTAGCAGCAGGTGCTGGGCTGATCTCCAGCACCTATTTTTTTAATCCAATACAAAATACAATAGGAATAACATGGCACAAGAAATTAGCCTTAAGTCGTTATTAGTACCCTCAAAAACAGTAGAAGTAGAATACCCAGGTATGTCTGATTTTACTATTAAACTTGGTTTTATGAGTCGTGAGACCTTAATTAACCTACGCAAGAAAGCTACTAAAAATACTTTTAAAAATCGTCAGGTTCAAGATGAGTTTAACGAAGACTTATTTTTGGAACTATATGTTGATGCAGCAATCAAAGGTTGGAATGGTTTGAAGTTTAATTACGTAAACTTACTAGTACCAGTTGATGTGTCTGCTTTTGACCCTGAAGATTCTTTAGCATACAGCAAAGAAAATGCTTTGATGCTTATGAAAAATAGTTCACAGTTTGACAACTTTATCAGTGAACAGGTAAACGATTTAGCAAATTTTACGACGAACAGTTAATTACTGTAAAACAACAGTTAATTAACTACCAGCAAAACAGTGCGATTGGTATGGCCAAGGAACAGTATTTTGATTTGTGCGAACAAATGGGAAATGCTCCTGTACCAGAAGAAATACCAATAGAACTACACGAATTCCCATTAGAAGTACAAGAAGCGCTTTGTATATATAAAACTTTGCGTGACGACTGGGAGTTTGTAGCTGGAACTTATTTAGGTAAAAAACTAGATACAGTATTCGATCTTTTTAGTGCTTATGGAATCCCTTCTGAAGACCATAGGACTTATTATGAGTTAATAGCTATGGTCGATTCAGTACGGATTGACGAAATGCGCAAGCAAACCAAAAAACCCGCCAATTAATTTTAGCGGGTTTTTTTATTACTAAAAAATTTTTGGGTTGACAGGTTAAACCTATAGTGATATAATGGTAGCCAAGAGTTATTGAAATTAAGTTTATTGCCGGGAGAGTATATGGCAGGTAATACAGTAGAATATGAACTGTTGTTTAGTGATAAAAGCAATTCAATGCAAAAGCGCATTGATGATGCAAAAACATTGAACAAAGAAATGAGCCAAGCGGCTAAGAGTTCCTTTAGGGCCGAGGGCGATAAGGGGATAAGTGGCCAGGATTACGGCAGAGCCAGAGGTGCCGCTGGTACAGGTGCAAGCGCACGTGACTTTGCAAAAGAATCGCAAGGCTTGGGTGGATTGGTGCGACTATACGCTACCGTTGCGGCTAACTTATTTGCTGTTGGCGCGGCATTTAATAGTTTGCGCGAGGCTATGAATACTACCAACATGGTGCAAGGTCTTAACCAACTAGGGGCAACAAGCGGACAAAGCCTTGGCACACTAGCAAAAAATTTAGCCACGGCCAGCGGTGGAGCTTTGAGCTTACGTGATGCAATGGAAGCTACTGCAAAAGCTACCAGTGCCGGTATGAGTTCAAGACAATTAATGCAACTTGGTAGTGTTGCCAAAAATGCTTCCCAAGCACTAGGCTTAAGTATGACAGATGCTGTTAGCAGATTAACGCGTGGTATTGTTAAGCTAGAGCCAGAATTATTAGACGAACTTGGTTTATTTACTAAAATCGGTCCTGCAACTGAAGAATACGCTCGTAGCGTAGGTAAAAGTGTATCTGCACTAACTGACTTTGAACGTCGTCAAGCCTTTGCAAATGCGGTACTAAAGGAAGGCACCGACAAGTTCAATGCAATTAATATACCTACCAACCCTTATGATAAGTTACTAGCAAGTTTAAAAGACCTAGCGCAAAATGGTTTAGAAGTAGTTAATAAGTATCTGGGACCTGTGTTAGATAGTTTAAGTCAGAGTCCTGGCGCTCTAACAGCAGGTATTGCGTATCTATCTGCAATGTTGGTAAAACAAGCACTTCCAGCACTAACCGAGTACAGAGAAGGCCTACTAGCAAGTGCTAAGGCCTCTAAAGAAGCAGCAGACTACCGTGCAGCAGAAGCAAAAAAAGCTCAAGAATCTCAAGCCACCAAAGTTAGACAAATGGCTGAAAGCGCTGCCGAAAAAGAAGTTGCCGCAGCAGATGCTGCCGTAAAAAGAATTGAAGATTTACGTAGTACAAGTTTTGGCAAGCAGTCAAAAGGCTACGCAATATTACAAAAAGCCGCACAAGATGTTAGTAAAGAAGAACTAGACTACTTAAACAAAGTGGGTGCTCGTTACGAAAAGCAAGGTAAATTAGATATTGCTAATCGCTACTATGAGGCAGCAAAAGCAATTAATGCAAGTAAAAAAGCAGAAGAAGACTATGGCCGTGTAGTTGACGAAACAACTCGTAAATTAAATCAACAGCAAAGTTTATGGACTGCTCGTGGTCGTGCTGAAATAATGGCAAAACGCACAGCAGATGTTGCAGCCAGCAAGCAAATACTTAGTTCAGCTAGTACAGATACAAGTACGATTGGCGTATTTGGTGCATTTACAGAAATGAAGAAATCTCTAAAAGAGTCTGACATGGGTCCGATTCGCAAGGGATTTACCGCAATTAGCGGAGTAGCCACTATTGCAACTACAGCAATTACTGGATTCGTTGGAGCCTTACAAGGTGTAATCGGTCTAGCTACTGCTATTGCAGGTATAGCTATGCTTATTGATAGCTGGTTTACAAAAAATTCAGAAAAGGCCAAGGAGTTTACTACTGCCCTGGAAACTTCTGATGAAATGTTAAAAACATACGAACGCACTTTAGCTTTCTTAAGTAAGCAAAATCCTGAAGTATTATTTCAATCTAAAGCTTTAACTGCTCAAGCTAATGCCTTACAAGGACTAGTAGATGGTTTAACTACTGTTCGTGAAAAATTCGAAGACTTGGATAAAGCCACCTCAGGTTGGGATCGTTTTACCGATAGATTAGCTGGTTTAGTAGGAAAAGATCAGCTTAGTAAGTTTGCTGAAGGGACAGTAAAAAATATTGTACAAACAATTGCAGCTATTGATAGCGAAGTTGCTCGTGAAACCGCATTAAAAACAGTTACCGCTGAACTAGGCGCCCTAGGAGACGGACAACTACAGTGGTTAGACGCTATAAAAAGGGGTGGGCCGGAAGCAGCAAAAGCGGTTCAAAAAGTCGAACAAGCATTGAAGAAAGTAGCAAACGAGCAAAGTAATGTTGCTAGTCGCAGTACTGAGTTTGATGAAAGTATTGTTAAATTAAGCGGCACCTACAAAGACTTTACTAAGTCTGCTATAGACCAATCTCCGCTAACAAAATTAGGTGACGACCTAGCTGCATCAGCCGTAAAAATGGTAGCCGCTTTAGATGATCCAATAGCTGGTATTGGTAGTATGAAAAAGCTACTAGAAGATACTTCTGTGTTAGGAATATTTAATCCAGCACTTGTACAGCAAGTAAATAGACTTAAACCAGAAATTGATAGTTTAAATCAAAAGCACGGCCAGACTGTTATTCAGCTAAGAAATGCTCGGCAAGAAGTAATGGCATTGGAGTTAGAGTATCAAAAGTTAGATAAGATGTACGGCGGAGTAGATCGTGACTTAGTTGTCGCGCAAGGCGGCGATACTATTGGTATAGATAAGCTAGAAGAAGCCACTGCTAGAATGAATAAAAAACAAGCAGATCTTGCAGCTTTAGTTAGAAAGGATACTGAAGAGCGAGCTAAAATTGCAGAGTTAATGAACAGCCCAAAGTTCAAGGAAATTGCAGTAGAAGCTTTTGTTACTGGCAGTAAATTAGTATCTATGGCACTAGATCAAGCTTTTGAAAAAGCTCGTATTGATCTAGGTAAAGGTATTATTGGAATGATGGGAAGTACTCCTGGAATTGCAAAAATTGAGTCGCAAATGAATCAAGCTGAATTTGCGCTGCAAAAAAGAGCCGTTTCTTTACAAGAAGAGATGCTTAGAGCTCAGTACTCTCAAATAGCTGCTACAATGGCTAATACTGCTGCTCTCAATTTAAAGTCAACCCAAGACGCGTACGGCAATATGGGTGCTATGAGAAGTCAACCAGGCATAGCGGCAGCTGAAGCAGCTATGGCCGAATCAGAACTAACTACTAAGTTTCAGGCATTTATAACTGGCGGTAAAAGTGCTCCTTCTTCAAAAAACTTCCTCCAAGATTTAAATAATGCCATGAGAACTTTTGGTAAAGATTCACCAGAAGTATCTGCCAGAATTAACCAAATGCGTATGGCGGTTAAAAGTTTCATGGATACTGCTGCTGAACGTGCAAAAATCACAACCAACGAACAGTTAGACAATATCAAAACCGAAGCAAAAGTCCGAGATGAAATCAATGTTTTAGCTAACGATGCTTTAAAACTACAAGCTACAGATGTTGCAGGACAAATACGTTCTATTGATATACTGGCTCAACAAAACGGTAGATTAACTGATAAGCAATTATTAGATCGCCAAGCCTTGGAAAATCAACAAAGCCAATTAGAGTATGATCAACAAATTAACTCAGTTATTGCTGACCGTGAAAAGTTTGAAATCTATATTGATGGATTAAAGAAGGCAGGTATCACAAAAGGCGTAGAAGAATTAAAGATTAACTTTACTAAGTTAGAGAACACTAAGAATTTATCTGCAGCTCAAACAAAAACCGACAAAGACAGGGTAACTGCTTTAAAGACTCAACAAGACCTAAACAAGAATATTTTTGAAGAAGAAAATATTGCTTTAAATAATAAGCTGTCTGTACAAGAAACCTATAATATACAGCAAAGTACCGCACTAGAATTGACAGAACTACAGCTAGAGCTAGACGAAAAACGTCTTGCATTAACCCCCCAAGATTTAGCTAACAAACAATCAGCTATTGCATTTAGAAAAATAGAACAAGAAGAAACCACAAAATTAGCTTCTCTAGAAATTAACTATTTAAAAGCTGTAACAGGTCTATTAAAACAATACCGCGATGCAGCCGAAGGTGATGCCGGTGAGGGTGTGCGTACACGAGTAACTCAAGACTTGGAAAATCTGTCTAACAGATATAAAACAGAAGTAAACGGCACAAGAACAGTTGCACAAGCTAAAAGAGACTTAACAGCAGAAGACGCTAAATATTCAGAACGCCAAAAAGCTTATGGAGAAGTATTTGAGAAAAGTTTTCAAAGCATGGGCGACGCGATGGTAACTTTCGCCAAAACAGGTAAATTCAGTTTTGACGACATGATTTCTTCTATGATAGAAGGCTTAATCAGATATGAAATGCAATTGCAAGCTACAGCAACATATGCGGCGTTTAGACCTGGGTTAATGAATGGTGTAGCTAGTATTTTTGACCGTAATTTTGAGGGTAGCGGATATACTGCTGCGCAACTAGCAACACTACCAAATGCAAAAGGTAATGCCTTTGATTATGGACTTCAAGCATTTGCCAAAGGTGGCGCATTTACCAACCAAATTGTTGACTCACCCACACTGTTTAAATTTGCTCGCGGCACAGGCTTAATGGGCGAAGCAGGTCCAGAAGCTATTATGCCCCTAAAGCGTGACAGCAACGGCAACCTTGGAGTTAGTAACCCCGGTGGCGGTGGCAACGTTGAAGTGGTTGTCAACAACTATTCAACTGCACAAGCCGAAACACGTGAAACAACCGACTCGCGCGGTAATCGCCGTATTGAAGTTATTGTTGGTGACATGGTTGCACAAGAAGTGGCTAAAACTGGTTCCGCAACACAAAATGCATTCTCTAGTACTTATGGTACTAGACCTGCCCTAGCAAGGAGATAAAATATGGCAATTCCAACATGGCCAACAGCAGGCAACTTTCCGCAAAGCCCCCAAAAGGGGTTTTCGGAAAGCATTGGTGTTAACGTAATACGAACTCAAACCGATATGGGTCCGGCAAAGCAACGCCGCCGAAGCAAGCGTCCATCAACCATGGACGTTAGCTTTATACTAACCACAGCTCAAACTCAAACACTAGAAACTTTTATCAACAATGACTTGCAGGGAGTAAACCGATTTAAGTTTACTCACCCACGTCTTTATACTACTATCGATG